TTCATGATTGTTGTTCCATTCGGATAGGATCTTTCGACGTGTGTTGGTGGATATCTGCCTGGTTCACCAGCTTGTGTAACTAGATAATAATTGTTATTCCACATAACAATGTCATTCTGTAGGAATGACGTCGCTCCAGTTTGTTGCCACAATTTCGGAGTGGATTCTGTTCCTGGATACCATCTATATGCATCAAACGAATCTCTTACAAATTTGTTTCTCTTTGTTACTACTGAAGTAAAAGATTGAATATAATCTTGATATTCTGTTTCTATAAGAATATCTTCTCTCTTGTATATTCTAACTATAGATCCTAATGGAAGAGGAACGAAGAATTCTATAGTATTTGCATCTTTCATTGTGAAATCTACACCATATTCTTGTAGAACACCATTAACGAATACAGATAGAACTTGTTCCGCTACACCAGAGAATACTAAAGCAGCAGTTCCATTAGTTTGCTCCCCACTAGTGATAGACGGAGGTGTAGAACCGAATTGTCCTGCTCTTGAAACAATGAAAATGTAATCGTCAGAACCAACTCTTACGAATATCTTTTGACCAGAATTAACGATATCTCCTGCTTGCCATTCTATTCCGTTATCTAAGAAAGAAGAAATATCGAAATCTGTTTGTCCAGCTGGATCAGTTACGAAAAATGTGAATTGTTCGTAGAATACATTATAGTTATCTCTCTCTTCATATAGAGATTCGTCTCTGACAGATAGGATTCTAGAAAAATATCTTAGACCAGCAGGATGTATTGTTTTTTCTAAGATTGTTCCAAAGATTCTAGCAGATTGATCTGAAATAATCTCATATGAGAAATCTTGATAATATTCCGAATCTTGAATCTTCTTTGCCGAAGAAGGCTGTCCGTCAGTTCCAATATACTCTCCATCATATTTCAATAATCCGGAAAGATTGGCTGTAAATTCTGCTCCTTGCCCACCTTCTGTGTTAGATGCAGTGATAACAGGTTGTGTTTGATAATTAAATCCAAAATTCTGAATCTTGTAATTTTTAATAGAATTTTGAGAAACTTGAGATATAGAATGAACTTGATGTAACCCAGTTGATCCTAAAGAAACAAGAAGACCAGTAGTTCCTGCAATTGCGCCTTCATAAGTTGTATATAATTGAACTCCAGTTGATCCAGTTATTCTTGCGTAATAAGTTGTACCATCTATTAAACCTAATGCTCCAGTTGCACCTGTGGGTCCAGTGGTTCCATTGAACGAATATAACAATCCTCTGCCTGTTTTGAAATTATGTGGCGTCTTGAATGTTATTGTTTTAGAAGATACATATACATATGGTGTTTCTAATAACTTAGATAGAGAATGGAATTCTGTTGTTTCTGATAAATTATTCGATTCAACAGAAACCAATGATCCAGTAGATCCAGCAATTGCTGCAGCTTGAGAAGTGTATAATTGGACTCCTGTTGCTCCAGTAATTCTTGTGTAATAAGTTTCGGATTCTTTCAATCCAATTGGTGATAGATATAATTTATGAGTTTGTGAAGTTCCTGATTGAGAAAGTCCTACTAATCCTGTTGATCCTAGTGTGGAATTAAAATAAGAATCGTGTAATCTTACATATCTTCCACGAATATCAGAATACATTTTCGCAGTTGCTTCTGCGTTTCCAGTTGAAAATGTAATTGTAGGATTAATTCCATAACCAAAACCATGATCTGTAATTGTGATAGAAGTGACACCAGTAGCGCCAGTCGCACCATTAATTAATCCAATATTTGCGGTTGCTAATGCATTACGTCCTATAAATTCCCAATAACCTGTTGCACCAACACTATGAAGCGGCGTTGATGTAGAATTGGGAACTAATGCATAAGATCTGTAGAATTTAGTAGATACACCAGTCGCACCGGGAATCGCAAAATTGACTCCGATTATTGTTCCCTGAACAAATCCTGTCGATCCAATATTAGATCCAGTCGCACCAATGAAGAAACCAGTTGCTCCATTGTAGAAACCAGTTGCGCCTGTCGCTCCAGTAAATGGATTTGAGAATGTTATGACTGGTGCAGAAGTATAACCAGAACCTGGTTCTGTAATTTCCACTTCTGCAACAATCTTAGAATCATCGTTAAATGAAGTTCTTACCCAATAAGTTTTGTTATCATTTAAACCAATTGGACCAGTAGCTCCCACAGGACCAGTAGCTCCGGCAAACGAATAAATTATTCTATCTCCATCAGAGTAATTGTGTGGATTATCTAGAATAATGCAATCGTTTTGAGCGTCTACATTAGAAATTATATCAAATTCTAGAATAGCATTGCTTATTTCACTGTTATTTAAAGAATAAATTACTGAATCACCATCACTATAATTATGTGGTGTTTTAAATGTTATCGTCTTTGAATTTGTATTTATATCATTTTCAATATCAAAATTTTTAGAGACTTCTGCTAATTGACTAGAAATGTCAAAATATTTCGGATCGGTGATTACAGTTCCAATTTCTGTCACTCTTGCTAAGAAAGATGAATCAGAGATAATCTGATCATCTATTCTGTAATTAATTCCACCATCGATAATATTGAGTGATGATATACAAGGACGGATTGTTGCTATAGATTGTGGTGACCTGGTTCTATCGTAATCGAATACAGAAATTTCTTCATCGGTATCAAATGTTCCATTAATTTCTGTTAATCTTAATTCTAGAGTTAATCCTGACCCAGCAATTGCGATATCTACTACAGATTGAATCGTTGCAGTAGCACCAGAATCTAAACCAATAATTCTTTCACCAAGGAAAGATTCTGTGAAAGATTCTTCAGTTTCTTCTGGATTTATTGGAGTAACTCTTATAACGAAATCTTCAGACCATTTTCCATCAGATACACGCAACATATCTTTCTTAGGATAATAAATCTGAACATCAGAATCAAATAGAATTCTGAATAAGAATTGAATTGATTTCTCTGCACCCTTTGAATTATAGAATTGTTTGATGAACTTAATGAATTTTCTAACATCAACTTCTCTAGATTCCACTAAATTGTCTGATTCAAGATATAATCTATCTGGAATATCTGGAATTAATTCTCTTCTCAAAGATTGAATACATCTTTCGATTGTTTCATCAATATCTCTAGAATATTGTGAAGCAGTTATCGAAGCATTTAATCCACCAAAATCTGTTGTGGTTACAGTTTCTAAAACGGCTCCAGATCCATTACCACCAGTTACAATTGCTCTTGGTTCGTCTTCTTTCGTGTATCCTGAACCAGGATTTGTAACCACGATTTTTTTAATAACACCAGAATCTAAGATTGGTGTTGCAGTAGCACCGGAAGCTGAACCTGTTCTAGGATCAGTTACATATTCGCCAATATCATTTTTAGTAGCAAAATAAACTATAACAGATTCTGGTCCACCCGAAGAAACGAATTTAGATGTGACATTAGCAAAAGTGAATATACCAGTTGCCCCTGAATGCCATGGTCCAGCAGTAAATGTGTGTGTCTGATTAATAATGGTAGAATTAAGACCTACCAAACCAGTTGCACCAAGGGTCAATGCACTAGATCTATCACTGTATATCTTAACAGATGTTGGTGATGTCACACCAACCCAATAATTCTGGCTATCTGTTAATCCAATAACTCCAGTAGAACCGATAGGACCTGTCGCCCCATTAAAAGAATATATTACTTCATCGCCAGTTGAAAGATTATGATTAGTCCCAAATGTTATAACTTCAGTTGCATCATTAACTGAAGTTAGAGCGAATGATTTAACGATATTAGAAGAAGTTGAATCTTGAACAACAGAATATATCTTGTTATTGAAACTAAATCTTTGACCCTTCACATATGAAGTGTTTCCAGTCCATTCTGAAACAGGATTGTACCCAGATCCACCATCAATAACTTTAACAGCAACTATCTGTCCTTCATCTGAATCAAGGAAAGAATAATATTGCTCCATTAATTCCAAAAATAGAGGATATTCTTCTCTGATATATTGAGGAATCTGTGATTTAATGAAAAATTTCTTTTTATGAGGAATATGCATGTATTATTCTACTCTCATATTTATGTTAACATCGGTATCTACGATAACAAGAATATTGTTTCTTCTAGATGTTACAGTGTATTCAACTGGTTCTGCAATCACATCTAATGTTTTATCTATATTAACTACTGAAGAAGGTTTCAGATTGGTTATTTTAACTAAACCCGTATTATAATCTATTGTTCCACTATTTGTTTTTAGGATAACTTTATTTCCAGAGTCGATTTTATAGATTCGGATTAACCCAGAAGAATCGTCTTCAATAAAGAATTCATCATTAGTTGCACCTAAAGTCGAATCATTTAATGCTCTGAAACCTGTAGCAGAACGAAATGTTCCTGCTCTCAGAGGATTTTGGAAATCTATCGTGTAGGTGTTAGTAATATCAATATTAACAGGAAAATTCTTTCTTAATTTAATTAGTGTGTAATTTGAGATAATAGAATTTTCTGTTCTATCGATCTCATTTACGAATTTGGAATATGAAAATCTTGTTCCGAATTTAACTAGCTCTTCTGAATTATAAGACATAATCTTATCTAAAATTAGAGACTGTAATTCTGCTGATGTGTAGATAGTTCTTTTTGCGTTATATAGAACAGAAGTGGATATCTGTACGAAAGTGTAATCAGCATCTACTATTTCAGGAATCACAGTTAATATGTTCTTCGTTTCTAAGATATTTGAAAGAATTTCTTGTTTAACTGCATTGGTGATTCTAAACCCTTTTCTTGGTTTAAAGGAAATAAACACTTTACCGTAGATTGGAGGAACATTATCTTGTCCACCCCAAACAGAAATAGATTCCGCTTGAGGATAATCACGCTCTAAAAAGAAACGATAATCTTCAGCAGTAACGGCTCTTCCTTGAGTCGAAAAATTTGTAAGAGCGTTTATTCTTACAGATTCGATAGATTCTTCAGAAGCGCCACCATAACTCGTTTCGATATTATCGAAAATGATATCTGACGCACCGAATGATTCTAAACCTATTGTTCTACCTGCGCCTATCGTATCGGAGAGAGTTAATTTAGATATGCCATTTGCTGCTTCACCTGAAGAAGTTTGGAAAGAAATGATAATAGTTCCGCCTTCAGGTTTCTTTCCAAGAACACCATCACCAAATTGAATTACATAATTTCTATTCGTAGATTCGAATAGATAATAAATCTGCGATTCTTCGTCTAAGATAGTGATGTCAGAGACTAAATTATAAGTCTGAAGATTACCAGAAACACCAGCTTCTTGATTATAGACCTCAATAGATTCCGTATCAATATTGAAATTATTGATGAAGAATCTATTCACAAGATTTCCATCAGCATCTGTTGCATCATATTGAATGGATAATCTGGTTCCTTCTCTTAATTCTACATTATTGAATGTATATCTAGATCCGTCTGAAAGAGCTGTGATAGCACTAGTTGGTTGGAAGATATAAGTGCTTCCGTCAATATCACCAACGAATTTAGTTGTTTTTTCTAGTGTAAGAGAAGTATTGTTGGGATCTGTTGTCGGGATTCTGAATGAGACTTTAGTTTTTGATGACTTTTTAGATCTAGGTGTATATCCAAGATTTCTTGCTATAGAAACTACTGATGATCTTAATTGCGCAGTGTCGATGAAATTCTCATTCAGAGCCATATTAAGATAAACTGCATTATAATGAGTATTATATGCAAGAATATCCATGATGGTGGACAATCCAGATCCTTCGTAATTGTAATCAGTAAATGATGAATTATTCGCAATATATGCCGCAATATTATTACGAATTGTTTCGAAATCTAATTCTGAAACTAAATTTACCGTTTTATTTGACATTATCTGACTCTCTCTAGATTAACTCTAACAGATACTGGGTCTTGGATATTTACTATATAAAACAATATTTCAATATCTAGAGAATGCTGATCTGTCGATTCTTTGACGTTAACATTAATTAATCTTGCTCTTGGTTCGAAATTATTTATTACTGTTTGTATAGCAGTCTCTAAAACAATCGTTGTTTCTACGCTAAAATTTTCGAATAACGAACCGTATACCCCAGAACCGATTTCAGGGTGGAATAATCTCTCAGAAAAATTAGTCATTACTAATGTTTTCACTGATCTCTTGACTGCATCAACATCTGTTAATGTATAGATATCAGAAGTTTTTGGATTTTTTCTTAGAGATAGGTCGATATCTCTATATCTATTTTGTAATGTTGTGGCCATATAGATTATTTATTAAGAGAGAAACGGTATTTTAGGAATAGATGTTAAAGAAGTCGATGCAGTATTTAGGAGATCAATTGATGAGTTAATTGATTTATAAATCGTATAATATTGCGAATTTCTTGGATCTATGGCAGCAGGAATAGTTGGTATTTTCTTATCACCTTTTCTCTTCTCATCAAACAACTTATTTATTTTCTTGAAATTATTTGCAATAGCTTTGACATTATTTACTGATGCTTCCATGTTATTTGCTATATTGGCAACATTAGCTGAAGCTGCCGCAACATCATTAGCTATAGATACAACAGAATTAACATTAGTCACAGCACCAGTAGCATCAACTCCTAGAAAACTCAGTGTAGAAGCCAAAGAATTCATCGAAGACAAAGCACTCGAAATAGAAGAAGCATTTCCAACAATGTATTGATTCAGATCATCGATCGAATCTTGAACTTCTTGTGGTGTGTTAGATATTAATCTGTTGTTGATATTCGAATCAACAACTTCTACCCAATAATCCGAAGTTCTAGTTAATGCAGCAGATTGAGATGTGAGAGTTGCTGTGATACTATCTATAGAAAATAAAGATTGTTGAAAATTAGATGTATTAAGATTAGTTGTTAACGACTGTAAAGTATTAGTAGTATTCTGAATTCGTGTTACTTGTGTTATAGAATCTCTTAAAGCCGAAGACAATTCATTAGAGATTAAATCATTGCGATTTAAAATTGCTATTGATCCAAATGCAGCCGAACTAATCGATCTCCATGAAACTGGTCTATTGATGAATGGTGCAATTAAAGCTGCAATTTCTTGAGCCTGTGCAGCAGCATCCAGGATTCTCAATAATTTGGCGTTATTAATTGGAAACGAATATGTTGGTAATTTTGGTAATCCCATGTATTTCTCTAAGTTATATCAAATGTTGGTTTGCCTATTGGTGCAAACTTTGGTATCTTTCTAGTGACTTTCGGTGCTTCTGCATTTATCCATTTTGGAGATTTGAGATTAATCATATTCGTAAGTGATTGGATATTTAAAGGACCACCACCTGAAGTTATTTTAGTAGCAATCTTAGATCCAACAGATGTAGATATATCAGATTGCACAGTTGTATTAATCGAACTGTCAATTGTTGTCTGAACACCAGAAGAAATATTAGATTCAACTAATCCATACAAATAGCAATTCGTCAATGAAGATATGTTCATATTTAAGATAGAAGATAATCCCATAGATTGATTAGAAACTAAACTTATGCTTCCTAATTCTGTAGTCGTAGTTAAATTTTGACCAACTGTAGTATTCATACTTCCAGCGCAATTAAATGTCATATTTCCACCAGAAGATATATTGATATCTTTAGTTGCATTTAGACTGATATTTTCTGTACAGAATATCGACGTATCTTTCTTTGCGTGGATAGTTAATTTAGAATTTGCTTCTACATTAATATCATTTCCGGCATAGATATTAACTCTTCCTCTTGTAGTGATATTAACAGATCCTTCTACAAAAATATTATCATCATCTAAAACAATCGTGTAATTAGTTCCATTAATCTTAGTAATCTTATGGGCCTTTCCTTCTTCTTCATATACTTCATAGAAAGTTCCACATGGATGATATTCATGAATTCTTCTATGATCTTTAGTATCATCCCATTCCTTAATGATTCCACCTTCGGTCTGGAATACTTTATTGAATGGATATTTTGCTTTGTATGGTGGATTTGGTTCTAACCAAGCAGTATCATCACCTTCTGATCTAGGACCACCATCATTAGATATTCTTTCTAGGGCAACTTGTATATCCTGACCATTATTTGCAAGTGTCTTCTTTCTCTCTTCGATTACTGTTTCTTCTATCTTCTCAGCTCTTGCTAATCTATTAGTATCCGGTTCTCTTAAATAAGATTCTTCTGGATAAATATTAAATGGATCTGAGAAACCAATATTAGATCTAGTTCTTTCTTGTGGAATACCACCGATAGTTCCAAATACAACAGGTTCTTGACAACTCTCTCCATCTCTGAAAAATCCAATTACCCATGTTCCTTCAACTGGACCAACAGGAGCCTCTCCTATTCCGTTCATTGAAGCAGATGATATTGGCATAATTGGGAAAGCCCAAGGTAATTCTTCAGTAGGAATTTTCGTCTTATCTTCTGTATGTAAACCAAGTATTCTTACACGCAATCTTCCCAGTTTAAGAGGATCCATTCTATCTTCAACAACACCTTGAAACCAAACAAAGCGATCGTAACCAATAAATCCATTGCTAATCATTTGTGATCTCCTTTTTAATAGTTTCTTTACAACATTCTATTGTGATATTATATTGAATCTTTGTTATAGTGTGTCTTATATGTGTGATTAACAAATTTCCTCTATAATATTCATCGAATTTAGATTCACCACCTGGTTCTGGAGAAGGAAGATCAAAATAAACTATATCCCCAGATTCTAATGTACAATCGCCAGGTAAGGTTATTCTAATTCTGAATAGATCTAATGAAGCTAATCTGTGAGTTCTGATTGATGATATTCTTTCTGTAAAATTAGGATTCTCTGGAGTTCCTGTTGGATTGTATATTATTAATGATTCTTTATATTCTTTCGAATTAAAACGATTACCTTTCGAATCTGGTAACCCAGGAAACATTTTGTTTCCCTCAAGATGTTTCAATTGAGGAAATTTATCATCGTAATTGAATACAGACTTTTTCCAAGTTTTATTAGTAATATCGTGTGTTATGAGTGTATTATTGTATAGTCCGTTGGCATTATTCGTTAATGTGTTGAAAGAATTTACAACTTCATAATTATATGCATTTGCATATTCATAATTAGAACTTTCTGATTGTATGTTTATATTTCCTGGTCTGAAATAGATTATCTTTCTTGCATCATATGCAAGCATATCATCTAAAGATAGAAACCAAAATTTGTTACTAAACGAATCATTGAAAGAAGATAATGTGTAATTAATTCTATCTGGTGATGTAGGACCATCGTTATAGAGAGTTTGGAAGAAAAAGAAAGTTGGGTTATTGTATGATTCGGATAATGCTCTTGAAGTTAACCAATTAATTGTTTTTAATGGAGACCAGTTAGGTATAATTACATTTGTAATTCCAACTGTTTTCTCGAATTCATATGTTGTTTCTGTTCCGAATTCAGAGAATATCTTTTCTACAATTGAAGATGCTGTTAGATTTTTGTATGATTTGGATATTCTAATATTTCTATCTAGAACAAATTCTTCTGAAGCGAAATGAATCTCATATGATTGAGATCTCTCGTTAATCATTGTTCTATTTTTAATATCAATAACTCTTCCAGCAAAGATAAACTTTTTATTTTTCTGTCTGTTTGGATCTTTATTAACACTTAAAGGTTGTTGTGAAACGTGATCCGCCACAGAAACTTGGATAATAATAAATTCATTACCCATAATCGGTAGAGAATTAGGTCCGGATATCAAGTTTAAAGAATCATCAACAGATACCCAACCAGTTAATGTTGGTGAATATATAGATTCGAATATATTAATCTCAGTAAAAATAGCAGATAGATTTACAGATGATCTCTGTCCTACAAGAATTAATTTTTCTATTGTATAATTTCCTGCTTGTGTCATATCTGTTAAATTAATGAGTTAAATGTTTCTACAAAAAGGCCAATATATCTGCTATCACAAACTAAGATATTTCTTTTCTCTTCGTTCGTTTCAAATTCCATTTCATAAGCACTCTTTTCGTATTTCATTGTTCTTCCATTCTCAGTAAAAGGTCTTGGAGTTTGATTATCTGCATTAAGATAAAGAAAATTTACTAAAGGAACTTCTAAGAAGTATTCTTTATCTTTCACGGGATCTTCTGAGTATTTTTCAAAAGATTCTCTTATGAAATATTTTTTAGCCAATTCGGCTCCTGAAATTGATCCATATTTGTCTACAATATAATCTTCGAATACTCCATAGTCAAGCGGAAAATCGTAGAATCTATCTAATCTATTGTTAATCAACATTATAGTCCAATAATAGATTGGTGTTCCATATAATTCATTAGATATAGATTCTATTGTCTGTCCTTCTCTAATGAAATATTTGTAGAAAATACTTTTATCGTCGATAAGCGATTCTTTTCTAACTATTCTTGTTGTGATATTCTTTAAAATTAAATCAATGTTTCCAGATTCATCTAAGAAGTTAGGATACAACACATATGGAAAAGACGAAAAATATGACATATTAGTATGTTGTTCCTTCTTGACTTTCTATTGTTTCTCTAGTTAAAATTTCTGTTTCTTGGAAATTCATCGACAATTCGATTTCTACTGGTGCATTAGTGTCTTTGAACGTCACAAAATTCTTACCATATGAAACATCTAGATTCTTAAGAATGCATCTTTTCGTTTTAAACAGATATGGATTTTCTTTACTATCTGTTGTGTAAAACAATAATTCGAATTCAGAAGGATATTTGAATAAGAGAGAACTAACTGCTAATTCTGGATGCATTGAAATTTTAAGTGCTTTTATTATATCTTTAATAATATCAGATTCAGGTTTACTCTTAGCAATAAGGTTGTAAACGAATTTGAATTCTCTGAACTTAACACCATTTAATAACAATTCTTGGTGAGGATTAATTGCCAATCCTGTTTCTAAACCACCAAATGTAGCAGCTTCTTTAATTGGTAGAGAAGATAAAAATTTCGGTAATCCTGCTACGGCTGCGCCTACTAATGGATTCCTCTTTCCTAAGATCCCACCAGCAATATTAGCAGCACCAGAAGCTGCTGACGACACAATAGAAGCACCTAAATCTGTCACTGAAACATCGGTATAATTTACAGCATAATTTGTATTTAATGAAAGTGGTGTTGGTAGAAAAATTGTGTATTCTACATCAGAATAAAGTTTATTACTTCTATTAGCAGCTAAACTCTGTTTAGGAACTGCAATATCACTAACTACATTTCCTGCAGCATCAAATACTGTTGAAGTTATATTGTCATCAACCACCATATTATTTTTGTAGATATTAATACATAATCTATTATTGCCATATCTGTTGGAATCGTTTCTTAGATCTTCAGGGAAGGTTAAGGTTTGTGCCATATATTCTTATTTATTAAATAATTCCTTCTCTGTCAATACAATAAACTCCATCCCACTATTCTTAGCGAATTCTTTAGCAGATTTCCACTTTGCTTGATTAACCAAATAAGTGTAAACACTTGACATATAAGATTCTGTAATTCTTTTCGGTCTTTTTGGTTCTATTGTTTGCGAATATGGTTTAACTTCCACAAGATATTTCTTTGTTAATCCTTCTTTAGTTTTAACTTTGAAGTAGAAATCTACGAAATATCTGTGTCTCTTTCCATCTAGAGGAGAAATAAAAGGAACAACAACTTCCTCAGATCCATATTCTAATATTGCTGGATTAGTATCCAAATATTTGAGGAATCTCAATTCCCAAGTAGATCTCCAAATAATATTTGTAACATCTCCTTTGTATTTGTTTGGAGATTTAGGTGTGAATCTTCCCGAATATGCCATAATTCTATTTATGATAAATAATAATAAATGAAATCATTAAACGAATTCAAAAGCAACATAGAAAAACTCGGAACAGTTCACCAAAACAGATTTGATGTTGAGATCCCAGGACCTTATTTCAAAGATCTAGCTCTAAGATGCGAATCGGTAAATATTCCTGGCATACAGATTCTAACAACAGATTTCAAATTATTTGGTGGCCAACCAATCGTTAAGATTCCAAATGCAAGATCTAACGATGAAGTGCAGATGACTTTCCTGGCCTCAGGAGATATGCGAGATAAGTATTTTTTCGAAGAATGGTTACATAAAATTTCTGATTTCGAAACAAACAATGTTGCATATTACAAGGATGTTGCTAAAGATATTTTGATAAATGTGTATAATGAAGTAGCTATTACAAAATCACAAGTAGATTCGGGATTGGCGGGAGATGTAGAACCAGGTACACCAAAACCGCTTCCTAAAACAGAACAAACTGTCGAACTCGTCCAAATATACACTGCTAAATTAGTCAATGCCATTCCAAATAGAATAGAAATGATTCAAGTTTCTTGGGCTGATGTAGACCAGCTGCTCAAATACTCAGTTAATTTCTCATACGAATCTTTAGAGATTGTAGGTTCTTCCAATAAGAGCAATATTTCTTTTAGTCATTTAGACAAAGTACAAAAATAAGGATAAATTATGTTACCCAAATTATCACATCCAACTTATGAAGTGAAAATACCTTCTAACAAAAAAACATATAAATTCAGACCATATACTGTAAGAGAACAAAAGATTCTTCTGATGATGCAAGAATCAGAATCTGTAGAAGATCTTACTAGATGTATTACAGATTTAATCGAGTCTTGCTCGTTATCACAAATATCGACAAAGACTCTGACTTATTTCGATATCGAATATCTATTCTTGAAGATTCGTTCTAAATCTGTTGGTGAAACAACTAATGTTTCGTTTAAATGTAACAATATCGTCGACGAAGTAGTTTGTGCGACAATGAATGAATTTGAGATTAGTTTAGAAGATGTTGAAGTAACTTTCAACAACTCCATAAAGAACGAAATACAGATTTCAAAAGATATTTTTATTAAATTGAGATACCCTAATGTTAACTCAGCAAAATATCTAGAGATGTACAATAAAACGAAAGAAGTTAATTATCTTGTCACTGCAATTATTCAAGATATAGAATCTGTAATGGATTCAGATAAAATTTATGAAGATTACACAGAAGAAGAATTAACAGAATTCGTCAATTCTTTAGATCTATCTGTATTCAAAAATATTTTAGAATTTTATGTTAATTCACCAAAACTAACTAAAGAGATCACCTTTATTTGTAAGAAGTGTAAATACTCCGAAATTATTGTATTATCAGGATTATCGGATTTTTTCGTATAGCTATTAATAATGATAATTTGATGAATTACTATATGAGTAATTTTACTATGGCGCAGTTCTATAACTACTCTCTTTCTGAATTAGACGATATGTATCCTTGGGAAAGAGAAGTTTATATATCTTTGTTGAATAAACATATCGAAGAAGAGAACGAACGTAGAAAGAATGCCAAAAACAAATAAAAAATTCGCAACACTAATGGATTTCTTGAGCGAGAATTCTGCTACTAATGTAGAGAATATCAAATCTATTAATGAAACAATAACTTCTTTAAAAGATCTTATCGTAGAAGGATCTAATATTAATGAGAGAAGCATACAATCTATTTCTGGTGAATTATCTTCTTTGAAAGATCTTCTGATAGAAGATAGAAATCTTAAATCTAAATTAATCCAAAAAGAGTTAAGATTAAAAGAAATCTCAACAAAAAGTAAAGTCATCAACACAGCTTTCCAAGACGAATTAGATCAAATCAAATCAAAAAGAAGAGAAATTGATTCTGAAATTAAATCTCTCTTACAAGAAGAAAAGGCTCTTCAGAAAAAAGAAAAAGAATCTCAAGAAGAGAAAGCAACTTATTTCAGAAGAACTGCAAAGAGTGAAATTGAATCAGGAAATCTTATTAGTGGTTTATTATTTTCTTTTTTAGGAAGAAATGAACCCACTAAAGAGACATTAGAAGAACAAACGAAAAGATCTGATAGTGAAGAAAGAAGAAAGAGATTAGATTACTTAGAAAACGAGAAACTAGAGAATCAAAAAGAGAGAAAACAACTCAGAGATGATATTAAAACAACTCTAGTTTCAAGCCTTTCACCTGTAGTAAAATTAATAGAGACAGATGTAAAAGAAGAAATATCAAAACAATACGAACAGAAAGATATAGATCTATCTCCGAAACCTATTGTAATACAAAGTATCATTGATCCTGTTACTGTTAAAATTTCAGAACTAAGCAAACAATCTTTAGAAAGTTTGAAGAAATTGTTAGAATCTGTAGAGTTTAATACAACTGGGTCTTCTGGAGGAATATTACAAAATCTGCCCATGCCAGTAGGAGGTATGAGTGGAATTACAAGAGTTGGTGGGAAATTATTAGGAAAGGCTCTTCCTATCGCAGCTGTCGCTGGTGCTGCTTATGGTGCAGTCTCTGGTGCAACTAATGAAGGAGTAAATGCAACTCTATCATCTAGAAAAAGAAGAGAAGAGGCACCAATTTCAAATGTTGAGCGTCTTAGATCTGCCAGAGCAAATGCGGCATCAGTGTTAACACTTGGGTTAATTGACCCAAAAAATATTGCTGATGCGTTCGAATCACCTATCGGTAAGATGATAGAAATATTTGATCCAATTACATTACTAGCTAGAGCTCTAGACAATCTCGTCAATTTGTGGCCTTTTAGAAAACCTCAAAACCGAGATAATACATCACAATCAGGTTCTGATGGAATCAGACTTCCAACAAATATTGACGCAGCTGTAAATAAAGTCTATGCTGATAAAACACCACAACAATCTGAATTAATCAAAAAATTTATTAAGAGTGAAAGCGGTGGTGATGTTAGTCTTATCAATAAAATCGGTGCTGCTGGTTTGGGTCAATTTTTACCAAGCACTGCTTTGGAAGTGGCAAAAAAGATGAAAGAAAGTCGTCCTGACATCTATGATGCTTTGAAAGATAAAGAAATGAAATCGATTAAAGGCGATAATAGTATGTCGGTAGCAATTACTAAACTCTCACCAGAACAACAAATTGCCATGATCGATCAATTTTTCAAACCTCTTTTTGCTGCCAAACCAAACGCTGAGTTTGCGGATGTTAAAGCTTTTGGTTTCGCTTCTGGTAAATATCCAGAAGCTCTAGCAAAAAAAGATATGAGCATGACAATGTATGATAAGAGTGATAGAGGTAGAGGTGCTAATGCATTCAAATCAAATCCGATCTTTGATGAATGGGACACAAACAAAAACGGAAAGCTTTCGGCTGCAGAATTACGTGATGGATCAGCTTCATTAGAACCAAAAAATTCAAATAACACATTGAAATCCCAGACATCAGCAGTAACATCCAAAAATGTTTCCCAACCCATGATGAAGATGGAAACTCCAATTACAATAGAAAGGCTTCCTTCTGCAGAAGGAAAAAAACAACCCATGATGAAGATGGAAACTCCAATTACAATAGAAAGGCTTCCTTCTGCAGAAGGAAAAAAACAACCCATGATGAAGATGGAAACTCCAATTACAATAGAAAGGGTTCCTTCTGCTGAAGAACTAAGTGGATATAATAAAACCAAAATAGTTAAACCCAATATTTCTTCAGAACAAAAGATATCTCTCAAACCAATCAATACACCATCACTAAGCGAAATGAACACAACTTCTAATATCAGAGGTTCTCAAACATATGAGAAAGCTACTGAATCAGTAGCTTTAAAAGAGAGTTCGATGAATCCTGGAATGGCAGTTGTATCTAATACCTTCAATACAAACAATCAACAAATATCACAACAACAATCAGTAAGAAAAGCGCCGTCAGATACTTCTAATCCATTCCAGAATACATACAACAAATTGATTTGGTCTTAGAAGAAAGAATCTAATGTTGATTTAGAAATAATACGATCGGTGAAACCGAAGTGATTACACCAAATTTCATCGATCGTTTCTTTAACTTTTCTACTCTGTAGAGAGTTTAGATCTAGATTAGGATTATTAGCAAGTTCAATGTATCTAGCTGCAACTTCTTTCCTAGAAAAAACATTATCAACTAATTTGTAATTGTTTTCTACTATCTTCTGATAATTATCCTCTGAAATATCCATAAATCTCTTAATATGTTCGGCAAACATCTTTGGTGTCGCATCATACGGAATCATCAAATAATTTTCATTTGGTTTAAGAAGATCAGTAATTCCCTCTAAGTTATCAGATACACCTAAATTCCTAGCAATAGGAACAACACCAACACGCATTGCATCTACAATCACTCTATTAAAATGTGAACCGTATGATCTAGACCAAGAAGTGTCAATTAGAAACTTAGATTCGGAAAGAATAGAGTCTCTCTTTTGTTCAGAAATAAACCCGATATATTCCATTCCATTATCTAAAGCATTATCCCAAATCTTGTTAGACAACCATTCTGGTTTAGCATCTGGATCACGATCGAGTGTACAGAAATATTCTTCTTTACACTTATCCTTTGACGTCATGTATGCACGTTCAATACCATCTCCTGCAACAATTACTTTTGCATATGATGACATATGTGGAACAGCAGCCACCAGATCATCAACTCTCTTCCATCTTTTGAATGTCTGAAGAGATAGAATGTGATTCTTTCTTGTATTGAATGGAATATCTCCTCTCTCAATAGGCTTTTGTGGATTGACGATAAGAGATCTAGGGATCTCCATCTGTTCTGCAGATTCAAAAGCACTAGGATGCACACAAGCTAATCCAGAAATATTATCCTTTAACTTATGAATCCAAGGATAGTACTTCAATAGATTACCATCATGAACGATTGCTATTTGTTTAACCTTAGCATCCAAATTAGTAATCATCTTAACCCATTCAGTTTCACCTTCAGTTTCTTTGGATTTGAATCCGAAAATAGATTCCCAAATAACCATATCGAATTCGTTAGCTCTCTTGACAAAACTTTGAATCCATTCAGAAGAAAGAAATGGTTCATATGGAACACCCCACCCATTTCCTTGATGGATAGGATAACCCGATCCTTCTCCAATAGTATATTGACTTAAATCTTTTGTCAATTTACCAGGAGATTTCTTGGAAGCTTTAACACAGAGTAATTCGACCTCATGGCCGAGATCTTTGAATCCAGCCATGAGTTGCTCTGTGTGATTGAGTATCCCACCCACATTATTAAAATCATGTGCAATTACTAAAATTTTCATATTAAATATCCAAGGTTGCAGTCTTCTTACCGAAAACTTCTTCTTCTATCTCAGACGCATATTCATGCAATCCATTATCTACCAGATACTTGTACCATTCCTCACTCTTATCCCATCCAGCTGAGACTCCATTCCAGCGCTCATACCAAAGAGGATGTTTAGAATTCTTTCTTCTGGATTCAATAAAATTGTATCTGGTGTCTTCATAAATCTTTTCTCTACACTCAACAATCTTCTCACGCATATAACATACAATAGAAATTCTTTCATGATCATTATTTGGTGAAGAAATCTCTGTATTACCGTGGATAGAATGTAATTCTGCTAACAAGAGATCACCAGGTTTCACATTAACAGCAGCTCTATATTCAGGGAAAACCAAATAACATCCTTCCCAATCTTTACCATTCGAAGTTACAGTTAAATTACCAAATCCTTCTTTGAAGTCACCAGCATCACGGTGTGCAGCTGTTCTGTAATTCTTGTTAACAGTAACAGTAGAATAAACGGAATTACCTATCTTGTATTCTGGATCCACTTTAGCAATAGCTGCTTTCTGAATTTCGAATCTACCAGGAACCAACTCTTGAAACATCTCAGAAATTTTCTCGATAAATGGAATCGCAGTACTGAAAACTTCTCTATGATTTGAAGTGTACGAAGTTAGTCTGCAGTACGGAATCCTCGGATATTTCTCGTAGGAGCCAGCAATACCAGAGAATACAGGATTAGCATAAGAAGTATCTGAGATCCAATCATTGATAATTTCAACTTCTTTTAATCTATCTTTATATGATAGTTTCGCTGTCTTCTCTACCCAAGCATCAAAATCAAATCCTG